TCACGTGTCCACCAGCTTCCTGCCGAGCGTCCCCCCGTAACAGCACTATTGTCGCGCTCCGGACCAGGCGCTCCGGCCAAGGCGCGCCCGGGCGGCGGGCGTCAGGAGGGACCAGCCGCCCGGGCGTGCCGTCTCAGGCCGCCGGCGGCGCGGCGGGCGGCTGGTCCTCGGCGGTGCCCTCGCTGATCACGAGGCCGGTCGCGGCCGAGGACACGACCGTGATCACGTCCGTCGCGGTCAGCGGAGGGGTGACGCTGTTGTCCGCCACGGTCACGGTCGCCGTGCCGTCGGTCCCGGCCACGCACAGGCACGAGTACCCGTCCGCTGACGGGGTGAGCGCGACCACGCCCGGGCTGTCGACAGACCAGGCGAGCTGGTCCGCCGTGACCGGCTGGCCCTTCGAGTCGACCTCGGCGACCGAGAGCGTGACCTGCTGAACATCGGTGAGCTGCACTGTGGTTCCCTTCATCGTGGTCGGCGTGCCCGGACCGTCCGGGGCAGCCTGGTCGTACGTCATCGAGTCGTGCGTCAGGACCATGACGGCCGGGCCCTCAAGCCAGCGGTAGAAGACGTTCGCCGTCGCGGTGACGTCCCCGGCCTGCGCGGCCTTCAGGTTCCCGTCCACCGCCATCGCGTCGATGGCGAACCGCAGCGCGGTAACACGGTTGTCGGCGGTCACGGCGTCGGCCTGCCGTCGTCAGCCGCGCTCCGCTCCGCTTCCGCCTTGTAGACCCCGATGTAGCCCGGCGCGAACCGGGCGACCCGCTCGGCGCCCTTGACGACCTCGAGGTACGCGCCGTCGTCCTTGAAGTCGTCGGCGTCGTAGTGGTGACTGCGGCCGTTCTGGTCGATGACGACGACGCCCGTGGTTTCACTCACCTGCTGTTCCCCTCTCCCGACTCGGCGGCCACTGGCTCGCGCAGTCTTGGCGCGCCACCGCCTCACGGTCGAATCGGCGTGCCTCATACACCTGCCATTGACCAGAGTCAGCCCGCAGTTCATCCGGTATCCGCCGTCCCAGACGTCCACATCGCACGCCTTAGGCTCAGGTGCCTGTCCTGATATCACGGAGTTCACTGGCTCGCCCCCGGAAGCCCGCCCGCCATCGGCGCGTTCTGCGGAGGCTTAGGCGGCCCGGCGGGGGCGGGTGCCATCTTCGGCGCCCTCGGCGCCTGCGCCGCCGGAACCCCTCCGCCCGGCCTCGCCATCGCCTGCTGAGCGATCGACGTCCCCGCGTGCGCCAGCCCCTGAAGCTGCCCCAGTCCCGCCGCCGCCTCCGGGGGCATCCCCGGCGGGGGGTTCCCCGCCAGCTGCTCCGCCCGCTGCGACGCGGTGGAGACAAGCGCCTCGTGGACCTGGTCGACGTCGAGCTGCAGGATGCTCGCCATTCTCTCCGTCAGAAGGTCGAAGACCTGGAGGGGCACATGGAGCACGGGGGCGGCGCTGAGCTGCCCGAACATCGTCAGCAGGGCCTGCGCCTGCTCGTCCTGCAAGGGACCGAACTTCGCCTGGGGGAACGCCGCGTCCGACCCGAAATTGAGCAGCACCAGCGGCCGGATCACGTCGTAGCTGATGGACTCTGCGATCTCCTTGGCGACGCCCTGCCTGCTCTTGAGGTAGAAGTCGCTCTGGTCCTGGCTCAGCGAGTACGCGCCCTTGCCGCCCGTCGAGGCGCTCGCGAGGCCGAGGAACCCGGCGAGGACGCTGCTGATAGACCAGGACGACAGGAACGCGAGAGCCTGCTCGAAGAACTCCCCCGCGTTCCCCGCCGACGGGATCGCCTCGAACGCCTTCTGGCCGTCGATCGGGTGAACCAGGCCGACGACGCCGCTGCCGCGGAGCTGGGAGATGTCCTCGGCGCGCTGGGTTGCCTCCGGCTGGTCGTTGCCGTAGACAACGAGGCGCTGCAGGGCCATGCCCTCCAAAAACTGGTACCAAAGCCTAAAAGGAAAAGCAATTTCATCTGGGTCTGGTGGCAGTTATGCGTTCGAATGAAGTGGTTAGTCAAGAACAATCCGTCCTTAGCTGCCACCGTTATGCAAGTGCATTCCTGCTCCGTCGTCGGCTCGATGCTGACGACCGACCTAGTGAAGCTTCTCCTCGTATCACCCCCCTTCCACAACGCTGCCTTGCGGGGCAGAAGGAACGGGTTGCAGGGGGTGCGGATCTCTACCCGGTATATGTACGAGTCGCCAAACTTGCTGCTCACGGTGCGCTCGGTCATGAAAGCCTTGCCGCCGAGTGACTCTGCCAGGCGCTGAATGTCGAGAGCGAGCTGGCGAGAGGTCGTACCGAACAGGGCCCTGTCCGTGCCGTTCCGGGTCTTGTCGCTGCCGCCGTCAGTGTCCATCAGGCCGCGCAGCAGGTCCCACCGCTGCTTCGCCGAGGCCAGCAGGTAGATCTCCGGGATGCTCTTATCACCGGCGGTCTTATTGATGCCGAGCGTAACCAGGGCGTCCCTGAAACTGTTCTGGCGGCGGTGGAGGGTATCGACGATGTGATAGTTCGCGCAGGTGCGGGTCTGGTTGCCGCCCGAGCGCCGCAATTCGATCTCCGAAGGAAGCCGGGAGCGCATCTCTTCGATGATGAAGCTGTCCGCGTCCGCGCAGGACATGAAGGGCGTGCCGGTACGGCTGCCATTCGGGACCTTACCGATGCACCCGTCGCCAAGCCACGCGCCCAGGACGTAGGGGTCGATCGGCAGCTCTCGCTCGGGGTAGTCGACTTCACCGCACAGCGGGACGAAGTACCTGTAGTGCGTTCCGATCTTGAGGCCGGACGCGCGCATCGCCCGCGTGGTGATCACCATGGACCGCGGAGGAATGGCGAACGAGGTACCTACCCTGCCCTCAACCTCCCACAGGTGCTCCTCGTCGCACTCGACGCTTGTCTTGTCGGAGAACGTCACCCGGTACATCAGCCGCTTGCCACGGGGATGGACGGCGGTGACGTGCGTCGGCTCGCCGTTGCCGCCGAACACGAGGTCGCCGACCCGTATGTCCTCGATCGCCACCGGCCCGTCCGGGGTCTGCACCTGGGAGCCGTGGGCGAGGGCCCAGTAGGTCACCTCAAGCTCGGAAGTCCCGGTTAGCGGCTCGCGGTGCTTTCCGTGCGTGTAAATGTAAGACCGCACCTTGGGAATATCGACGTATCCCGGAACTTTCTGCTGGCGCGACAGCATGAGATTACCCCCGAATAGCCAGACTTGCTGGCGGAAGCCATTCGGTTCGCCAGTCCTGTCATTATATCTGGCCTGGCATGTCGCGGGCGGTCTGTAAGCAATCTTGTCGTACGTTATCAAGCCATCGGTCTGACGGGTCTTAAATGTCTTCTCAAAGAAAGCGCGCTTAAAAATTTGCGCACTCGTTATCTGCCCGATGAGGGTGGTCAGGGGCGTGGCCATGCCACCTTCGCTATCCGGTGTCATGAGGACGGACCGGATAAAGTCGCACTCGCCCTTGTCGCCCTTGCCGGGCTCTATACTGAAATCGGCCTCACGGATCGGGAGCGTGAGAACCATCTCAAGCGCACTGGCGGTGCCATTGCGGGAAAACATGGTTTTGAGCTCACGAGCCCCGTACTCGCCGTAGTCGACATTAAGAACACGTCGCCTTCTCCGTAATACGCGAACAGTCTCTGCCCCAGGTCGAATGAGGTCCCTATCTCTGGACCCATCAGGGCGCGCTTTCCTCCGTATGACCGGGAGCCTTTAGGGGGCAGGTCGGGGAATTCGATGATCTGTGCGTTCTTCGAATCGGCCACGTGCTCAAAACCACCTCCCCTCCGTTGCCCGGGGCGCGCGGGGGCGCCGTCTGCACGTTCGGATGCACGAGGCGAATGCACGTGCACGGGCACCACGATACAGGCGGGACGGGGGCAGGCATAGCTAAGGGCCGGGGGCGTGTTCCCCCGGCCCTTAGGTGTCTCGCGCGCCTAGTCAGCTGCCGCGGCCGTCTCTCCGCATGCTAACCGTGAGGTAGGCGGCAAGCGCGGCGGCGGCGCCGACGACAATGGCGACTCCCCACCAATGGCCGCCGAGGGCGAGGGACACGCAGATGAACGCCATCAACGCCGCGCAGCCCAGCACGGACGCCGCTGCGATTCCCCCGAGGAAGTTCATTTCACGACCCATTCCTGGCAGTCGGGGCACACGCCTTTGACGCGCACCTTCGGGTGCTTGCAGTTCCTGGCTTTCGGCGCGGGGTCCTCCGGTGCGAGTACGGGCGAGCGGGCCTCTGCCTTCTCCTCACTGCGATCGGGGACGGCCACGGCGACCTGAGGCCGGCTACCGGACTTGACGACGGGAACCTCGTCGCGGCCGAGGCCGGCGGGTTCCGGGGGCGTGCCCTCGTGCCGCCTGCGGTAGTCGTCGAGCGCCTCTTCGAGGATCGCGCTCCGTACCCCGCGCCCTCCGCCGCGCCGCTCGACCTCGGCATCCAGCCACGCCACGAGGCCGGCTGACGGGTGCCAGCCGACCAGGGGCGTCTTGTTCCTGCTTGCGGCCACCGGGCCGGCTAGCCCTTCTCGATCTTCGGGTCCGAGACGTTTACCCTGGCGTACTCGCGCACCCAGGGGATGCTGCGGAGCGCCTCGCGGGCGTCGCCCGGGAAGCGGTTCTTGACCTCCAGGGACACGAACTCCTGCCCGTGATCGTGCGAGTAGGCGTCGCGCTGCTGACCAGTCATCTCAACGGTGACCGTGAAGCTCACCCGGACGACCTTGGGCTGGCCGATGTCCTGCAGGCGGATCAGTTCCTCATGCTGGCGGTCATCCACCGGGAACCCCTCTCTGTGTAGTTACTACATTAGGCCATGTAGTAACTACTGTCAAGGGGCAGTAACTACCGCCACGACCTGACGTTCCCCCGGGTCGACAGGTCCCTCTCGTCCTGTGGCCCGAAGCCGTCCAAATCCCACGGCGCGTCGTCAATCCCCTCGGCCGCTTTCCCCTGGATCTCCCGCATGCGCTTGTGCGCCTTCGTTTCCTCGCTCACGCCCATGTCGCCGAGGTCCGCCGCCCCGGCCCACTTCCGGACGCTGCCCGGCGCGTACTCGCCGAGGTGCGGGACGAAGGCCTGAACCACAGCGTCGCCGTCGTCCGTGGACCGGCCGAGGCGCTTGCGGATCTCGTCCTTGCTCTCCACCTGGATCCTTCCGGACGAGGTGACCGTCCACTGCGGCGCCGACAGGTCGCCGAGCAGCATCTCGTCGTCGGGAAGGCAGATATCCGGGTTCCCGGACGGGTCGAGGGCCTGCCGCATCGTCCACCAGGCTTCGCTTCTGCGGCCGGTATAGCCGAACTCGCGGGTGCTGTCCTTGGCCTTGGACCCCTTGGAGGCGTTGAACGCGAGCACCTTCGCCCCCTGCTCCCGCAGCCGGTCGACGACGCCGGCGCCGATGCCGATCGCGTCCACCACGGCGGTGTAGGAGTCGTCGCCGTCGAGGATGGCCTTGACCCGCCCGGTGGTCTGCATCGTGTCTTCCTTCACCGACCGGCGCAGTTCCGTGATGACCGGGCCGTTGCGGACGGCGAGGACGGTGCGGTCCTGGCCGGTGTAGGCGACGTCCACGCCGATGACGCGCGGCCTGCCCGGGTCGGGCTTTCCCGCGGCCTCCCACGCGCGCCAGCGCTCCACCGCCGCCTCCGCCCACGCGAGCGGGATAACGGAGTCCTCGTCGCTGGCGTAGAACTCGCCCAGGACGCGGTTCTGGTAGATCGCCGAGGCTTCGCCCCACTGCCGGGCGCGCTGGTCCGCCCACTCGGCGGTGATCCGGCCCGCGGCCATGGCGTCGCCGAGGGTGACGTGGACGGGATGCCAGTCCTCGTAGCCGGCCCGGTGGCGGCAGATGTCGTAGAAGCGCCCCTGCGGCGCGCCGGGAGTCGACAGGGCAAGCGCGAACGCCTCCCCTGCGCCCTCTCCCGCGCCGGAGAACGCGCCCTCGCAGGCGTCGAACGTGCCCGCGGGGATCGCCTTCGACTCGTCGTAGACGAATAGCAGCGAGTCGGCGTGCGCGCCCTCGATCAGGGCCGCGTTAGCCGACGCGCCCGCGAACGCGTGCCCGCACGACAGGCGCAGGTTCAGGTTCTGCAGCTCCTGCCGGGTGAACGGCCGCCCGTCGCGCACCAGGTCCCAGCGGATCCGCCCCGCCCACTTGTGGATCTCCGGCCACAGGTACTGCGTCAGCTGGTGCCACGACCCGGCGGTCGTCGCGACCTTCCAGTCCACTCCCGCGGCGTCGCGGGTCAGCGCGAACCACAGCACCGTCACCGCCGAGATGCAGCTTTTCCCCAGTCCTTAATCCATGGGGGCCGCGGACCGCTTCGCGCTTGCGAAGCGGCAGGCCCCCGATGATGTCCTCCTGGTAGTCCGTCAGGCCTTCGCCGTGGAAGTCGATGCAGTCGTGCGCGAACGCCACCGGGTCGTCGTAGTAGCGGGCGACGCGGGACTTGATCCGGGCTGCGCGTCGCTGAAGTTCCAGCAGGTAGCGCAGCCGCTCAGGCGCGGCCTGTACCTGCAGGGTCATTGCGGGCTAGCTGCTGCTCAAGCTCGGCGATCTGGGATTCGACCATGTCGGCGGTGATCACCTCGACGCGGGACTTGGCGGGGGCGTCGTAGCCGGTGATTCTCGCGCGGCGCTCGAGCAGGCCGCGGATCTCCCGGACGGCGGCCATTCCCGGCCCGTCGTCGAGGATGTCCTCGTACACCGGGACGGGCGCCCCGTCGGCGTCGCGCAGCAGCTCGCCTGTCGCCTCGTCGCGTTCCCATCCGGTGCGCTTGCCGACGATGCGGCCCTGGGAGATGGTCAGGTGCTCCCGCTCCATCACGGCCCAGCAGTGCTCGATCAGCCGGTCGATCCGCTCCAGGTCAAGCCGGCGGGCCTCCTCGACGCCCTCGTACGGGATCGCCGCGTAGGCGCGCTGCACCGCCTCGTACGCCTTGGCCCGGGAGGAGAACCTGAGCTCGGCGGCGATCTGGTCGAAGGTGCGGCCCCTGGCGCGCAGGGATGCCGCCTCGGCGTCACGGCGGGCGGTGTCGATGGTGCGGCTGAAGCGCCCCCTGCCGTCCCGTGTTCCCGTGGTCACGGCGTTCCGCTGGCCGGCGCGGGCGGGCGGCACCGCGAGGGTAGGAGGGGCCTCCGCTGCGGGGGCGGCGGGGATGCGGTCAAGGCCGAGCGCCTTCGACGCCCTCGCGATCGCCTCCGCGCTCCTGCGCTGCACCGCCAGCGCCGGGTTCTCCACCGCCCGCCCGTCACGGGTCAGCAGCACGTTCGTCTGCGCCAGCAGCCGGGACGCCTGACGGTGGGAGCGGACAGCCTCCACGTAGGTGCCGAGGACCTCAGGGTCGGCACGGAAGACACGGCCGGAGGAAGTGAGGCGGGAGACGGTCTCAGCCCAGATCTCACGGCGCTCGTCGTCGAAGTGGGCAGGAGGGTCTAGGCGCGCGGTCATGCGCGTCCCTTCCTGCGCCGGATGCGCTCGGCGCGGCGGGCGGCCCGGGCGTCGGCCGTTCCCGTGTCACCGGGACGCGCCGGGGCCGGCTCCGCAGCCTTGGCCTTCTTGCCCTGGCCCTTGTGCCAGTTGCCGAGCACCGCGCTGGCGTCGACGTCCGTCATGACGGCACCTCCCTCACCGTGAGCACGCGCATCCCCGGGATCTCCGGGTGGGGATCATTCGAGATGACCTCGTAGGCGTTCGGCGGTGCCACCCATTCCTTCTGCTTCTGGTAGATACGCGGCACGTGCCTGCCGATCGACAGCGCGTGAGATCCTTGCTGGATCTTCAGCATCACCCCCACCTTGGCGGGGATTCTCTTGGTTCCGTCCGCCCACTGAACCGTCCCGGCGAAGCCGCGCGCCACGATCTCGTCATCCGACCAGGATGCGGGCTTGCCGGCCTTGAGCGTGTCGCCGGCCTGCATCGCCGCGATCTTCTGGATGACCTTCACCCGCTCGTTGTCGAAGCTGTCACGGGTGTCCGCGCTCAGCCCCCGGTGAAGCATCGGCGTGTCCGTGCCCGCGTTCGCGACGACCATCATCAGCCGCGCCATGTTCCGCTGCCCGTTCTGATCAGGGAAGTCGTCTTCCTGCACGTAGCCGTTGGCCCAGTCCCCGATGGCCGCGTCCACGCTGTCGCCGAGGCTGCCGCCCGGGATGTCGTGCCCTTTGTTCATCTCGGCAGCGATAGCCGCCGCCTGGGCGGAGCTCATCCCGATGCCGCCCGTGCCTTTGGTCCTGATCCAGGCGTCCGGCCTTCCGCTGCCGGCGGCCTTGATCTTCGATGCGGCGCGGTCCGTGCCCGTGCGGGCGGGAGGCTCGGCTTTACCGCCTGACGGGGCGCTCCAGCCCTCCGGGACCTTGCCGCGGAAGTGGGACGCCGCCGCCGAGTGGGTCAGCGGAATGTAATCGTGCTTCCACTCGTAATCGGTCCCTGGTATGTGATGGCCGTCCCGTGCGGCGAGCTCGATCACCCGCGCGAGGTCGTCCCAGGTATAGGCGGCGGTCACGGCTGGTCCTGGGTGAAGGAGAAGGGCTCGGTGGTGCCGTCCTCGAGGACGCGCTCGGGCTTGACCCCTGCATAGGCTTCCGCGCGCCTGAGGATGACGTCGGCGTACCGGGGGTCGAGTTCCACGACAGCAGCGCGCATGCCGAGGCCGTGGGCGGCGATGAGCGTGGTGCCGGACCCGCCGAACGGCTCGTAGACGAGGCCGTGCGGGGGGCAGGAGTTGGCGAGCATCGCGGTCACGAGCGCGGCCGGCTTCATGGTCGGGTGGTCTTCGCTGCGGGACGGCTTCGGGATCTCGAAGACGCTGGTCTGTGCGTCATCGCCTTGCCAGCGCTCCCCGCCGCGCCCGAGGCGCCCGTCCCCGCCGGCGGTGAACCCGTAGAGGATGCCCTCATGCCGGTAGTGGTAGTCGTTGCGGCCAAGTACCAGCACGTCCTTGACCCAGATCAGTTCCTGACGGTACCGCCAGCCCGCACTGATGAGCGCCTGGTCGAATGCCTGTCGGAACCGTGCCGGGTAGGCGATGTACACCGGGGCGCCCGGCTTGAGCGCCGCAGTGGCAACCGCGTAAGCGCCCGCGAGCAACTCGGACAGGCCGTCCGCGCCGTCGTTGCGGATTGTCAGCGCGTCCTTCGTCTTGCCCACGTAGTCGACGCCGTAGGGCGGGTCGGTCCACATGCAGTCGCAGCGGTCGCCGTCGAGCATCTTCTCCACGGCGGCCATGTCGGTGGCGTCACCCACTAGTAGGCGGTGCTCGCCTATGCGCCAGAGGTCACCCGGCTTGGTGACGGGCTCAGCAGGCGGCTCGGGAACATCGTCCGGGTCGCCGCTGCCCCTTCCGCCGCCCTGCTCCCCGTTGAGCGCGGCCATCAGCGCGTCGAGGTCGTCGCCGTCAAATGCCGCGCCTTCCAGTCCCCTCGGTGTCTGCGCGAGCCCGGTCAGCAGGGCAACGAGTTTGGCTTCGTCGTTGCGCCCCCGCCGCCCGGATTCGTTCCAGGAGGCGAGCAGCCGGTCCCGCTGGTCGTCATCGACGTCGAGCCAGATCACCGGGAGGCCGGTCATCCCCTTCTCGAGCGCGGTCCGCCAGCGGGTTTCCCCGTCGATGAGCAGGCCGGTGGACTCCTGCGCGAGGACAGCCCCGCCAAAGCCGTTGGCGTCCAGCAGCCCGCTCAGCAGGCCGAGGTCGCCCTCGTTCGGGTTTGCGGGATGAGGAACCAGCCGGTCGAGCGGTACGTTCGGTTCATACCGCTGCGGGATGACGGGCGGAACTGACATGAGACTACTCGCCGGGGCCTTCCGCCAGGCCCGGGAAGCCCTCCAGCGCGCTCGCCAGCGTGTGCGGGTGCCCGAGCAGCAGTTCAGTCTGGTCGGCGGTCAGCGGGATGGTGATGCGGTGGTCTTCGTCGCGCCAAAGCTCAACAGCGCTCTCGTGGGCGTTAGTGGCGAGCGTCCACGTCCACTTCTCGAACTTCACGGGCCCGGCGCCCAGCGGCGGTGACTGCGGCTGGTCACTCATCTACATCCCTTTCGGCTTCAGGGTCTTGAGGGCACGGCGGACGGCGGCAGC